AAGATTGTATGAACCAGCTATCGTAAGAATTGAATCTAACTAAAAAGGAGTGGAGCATGAAAGTATTTGTTAAAGAAGCTACTCAAGTTTGGATAAATGGTAAAGAATATCAAATCCAAGCAGGACTTAGAGATGTGGATGACAACGTAGCATTGATTCTTATTGAAGCAAAAAAGGCTGAAAAAGTAGAAGAAGAAGATAAGAAGAAGAAATAATGATCACGATTGATGATTTAAAAGCTTTTGTAAATGATAGCTCTTTTCCAGATAGCATACTGCAAAATTGCATAGATATAGCTATTAATAGAGCTAAAAAGTTATTAAACACAGACACACTACCAGCAACGCCAGAAGTGAGAAAAGCTTTACTCCTTCTGGCTGCATCTGAACTTGCGACAAATGTAAACATGTACTGGAAAAGAGCTGAAAATCATCAAACAATGAACGTTAAAAATATGATTGCAGAAGCTGAAAGACTTTTAAATCTTATTCCAAGGGCAAGTGTAGTATGGCAAAAGATTTAAAAGATTTGGAAAGATTTTTAGAAAGCTTGCCTGCAAAATTGCAGGAAGCTACCGAGTTAACACTGCAGAAATCAGCTTTAGAGATTGAGCAGAGATTAAAAAAACAGTTCCAAAGTGAAGGTGAAGCGTACGGCGAAGAATGGCAGCCTGTCAAACAAAAATATCTGCAATGGAAAAGAAGACAAGGATACTCAGAGAAGACATTACACAAAACAACTACATTATCTCAATCATTTTCAAGTGTAGTGATGCCGTTTGAAGCAAGAATTGGGACTGAAATACCATATGCAATCTTTCATGAAATTGGAACAAGAAATATGCCAGCAAGACCATTTGCAAGACCAGTGGCTGAAAAATTTCAAGAGCAAAGAGCGACTGAAAAATTCTTCATATCAGCTTTAGATATGGTGTTTAGAAATGTTTGATGTATTAGAAAATCAGATATTGCAAGCTTTAGAAACAAATGGGATAAAAGCTCAGGCTTGGAGTGGTAAACCTGAAGAACTATTTGACAAGCCACGTTATACTCCTGCTGTAAAAGTAATTATCGAGAATGCAAGCTTTGAGCCGATTTCTTCTTACTCTTTTTATGTAGATTACAGCTTTAGCGTGATTTTATTCTTCAAATCTCTAAGAGAAAAAGGACAAGGAGCATATCCATTACTTACAAGCATCATTAACACGCTTGTCAAACAAACACAGTATAACGCACTACCAACCAGAATTGAGCTTTTAGCCCATGAAAGCGGGGATTTTGTTTATAGAATTAACTTTAAAGCAAACGGTAGATATGTAGTTCCACACCAAGAAGAGCCATCAACAGATTTAACAAACATGGAGGAAGCATAATGAAGTTTAAAGTCAAAACAAGCTATCCAACAATCGTTTTTATTGGCGGAATTGATTACACACTTTACCCAGACCAAGAAATTGATTTACCAACAAACGATCATGAGCATATTCAAACGTTAATAGCTTTAAATTACTTAGAGCCAATTCAAGAAGGTAAAAAAACCAAAAAGGAGGTAAGCGATAATGCCAGCTAACTACCTACACGGCGTAGAAACAATTGAAATTTTAAAAGGACCCGTTCCAATCAGAGAAGTTAAATCTGCTGTTGTTTTTTTGATTGGAACAGCACCAGTTCATACAACAGTTCCAACAGGAATGTCAGCTAACGACTGGTATAATCAAGTTGTTAATCAGCCAATCTTGGTTTTAAGCAAAGATGATGCAGTCAAATATTTCGGAAATCCTACATCTAACTACACAATACCATATGCGTTGGATGCAATCTTTGACCACGGCGGGACTACTTGCATAGTTGTAAACGTGTTTGACCCAAGAGTACACGCAACCGCAGGCACACCAGACCCAACAAAAGTCCAAGCAAGCGACATTATCGGCGGGATTGATGCAACTACAGGAAAAAGAACAGGATTAGAAATCATAGATGAGCTACACGCAAGATTTGGCTTTACAGCTAAGTTAATTCTCTCACCTGTCTTTTGTGAATCTCCAAGCGTTATGTCTGCAATGATTTCAAAAGCAGAGACAAAAAGAGCAATAGCACTTATTGATGCACCGGTTGGAATGACAGTTCAGCAGGCAATCGCTGCAAGAGGAACAGGCGGACAGCTTAATACATCATCTTACAGAGCTGTTATCTGTTATCCACATTTAAAAATCTATGATACAGCTACTAACTCCGAAAGATTAGAACCGCTCAGTCAAAGATTAGCAGGTGTAATAGCAAGAACAGACCACGAAGAAGGCTACTGGTTTAGCCCATCAAATCACGAAATACTTGGCATCATAGGAATAGAAAGACCGATTACAGCAAGCATAAACGATGCAAACACAGAGGCTAATCTTTTAAACGAAAACGGAATATTAACCGTTTTTAATAGCTTTGGAACTGGCTACAGAGTATGGGGTAATAGAACAGCTGCATTTCCAACTCACACAGACCCGAAAAACTTCATAAACGTTAGAAGAACAGCTGACATAATAGCTGAAAGTATAGAATATGCAACTTTGCAGTTTTTAGACAAACCAATAACAGTTACTATAGATGGCGTTTTATCTATGGTTAACGCATTTATCAGAACGATGATAGGAAGAGGCGCATTAGTAGATGGTAAATGTTATTTCTTGAAAGGTAAAAACCCGTCAGACCAATTAGCCCTTGGACATCTAACATTTACATACGAAATAATGCCACCAACTCCAGCCGAAAGAATTACATTTGAACAAGTTATAAACATAGATTTACTTAAAAAATTGACAGGATAGGAGGTAAACAACTATGGCAATAAACGTATCTAAGGTTTTTAATGCAAGAGTGTATATCGACGGAACGGACTTTATAGCAAAAGCTGAAGAGGTGGAACTTCCAAAGGTAAAATTTAAGTTTGTAGATTCAAAAGGGCTTGGTTTATATGGAGAGTTTGAACTTCCAAGCGGTTTAGACAAATTAGAAGCTAAAATCAAGTTTAACAGCATGTATCCAGAATTTTTAAAGCTTGCATCTGACCCATTCACTACAAGAACCGTGATAGTTAGAGCATCAAACCAATACTGGACTAATCAGGGAGTAATGGCAGAACTTCCAGTCAAAGCTGAAATGAAGGGCTTTTTTAAAGAATTTGACAGTGGAAAATTCAAAAAAGCAGACAATACAGAAGCAGAAGCTACTTTATCAGTAATTTATTACAAGTTAGAAGTTGACGACCAAGAAATCGTAGAAGTTGACATAATTAACAACATCTACAAAGTCAGCGGCATTGATAAATTGCAGCAATACAAGATTAACATCGGGGGATGATAGATGAAAGAGATAACACTACCAAGTGGCAAAATAGCTATTATCAAAGACGGAAAAGGTAAAGACTTATTCTGGGCGCAAAAGATGGCTAACGATGCGTCTGAGATTATGAAAATGCTGATGATTAGATTGGTGGAAATAGACGGTAAATCAATTACAGAAGATGATTTAGATGAGATAGATATAGCTGATGTAATAACGTTAACGGCTGAATTTGGGAAGATATTCTCCCCCCTGTTAGCAGCACAACAATCTTAGCAATGGTTAAGCATGGCTTTAGCTATGCTGACCTTAAAGAGATGGATATTGATGAAATATCTTTCTGGGCTAAAGAGCTTGATGAATATTATAAACAAATCAATGACGAGTTAGACGATGCAATATAACGTTGAGATAGTTCTTAAACTTTTTGACCAATTTTCAAGAGCTTTATCACAGCCGATTGAGCAAGTCAAAAATCTTGAAAATCAATTAAAGCAAGTTCAAGAAACTACTGCAAATTTGCAGTCTCCATTTCAAAAATTGCAAAAAACCATCAAAGAAACTTTTAACGCTGAGCATATTAAAAATTTCTCAGACAAATTAGATAATTTCTCTTCAGAGATAGCAAAAGCTACAGCCGTGCCACTTGCTGGCATTGGCGGTTCTTTATGGGCTTTTGCAGATATAGACCAAGCAAGAGCTAACTTAGAAGTTGCTTTTATGCTAAACAAAAATGCAGCAACGCAGAAAGAACTACAAGAAAATGAAAAATATTTAAAAGAAATAAATAAACAGATAATGGAGCTTGGAAATCTGTATCCCGGCTCTACTAAAGACTACTACGAAATGGCAACAGCTTTAAAGACCGTTGGGCTATCAGCTGAAACAATAGCCAACGGAGCTTTAAAGGCATCTGCTAATCTGTGGGTTCTTGTAAAAGACAGCGAGCACATAAGCACAGAGCAGGCAGCTGAATACGTAGCAAAATTCAAAGAAGCTTATAACATCGCAGACAAAGACTTTGGGCAGTTTGTTGATAGACTGCAAAAAGTCAAATTTGCAAGTGGTTTAAGACTTGATGAAATGGCATATTCATCTGAGTATTTAGCACCAACGCTAAATATATTGAATTTGAAAGGTATAGAGGCTTTTAACACAGTTAGCACACTACTGGCAGCTTTAAAAAAAATAGGAGTAGAAGGCAGTGTAGCAGGAACATCTGTAAAAGATGCGTTAGAGCATATAGCTAAATTAGACGAACACGTTGCAACATTGCAGAAGAAAGGCATTAGCTTTGAAATATCTTCAAAAGATTTCTTTCAGAACGGACAACTTCAATTAGAAAAATTCTTTGCAGTTTTAAGAGATAAACTTTCTCAAGTGAAAGATGTCAGTCAGAGAATGAGAATACTACAAGAGCTATTTGGAACGGAAGGACTAAAAGGTGTTGCTCTACTTGTAAATGGAACTAAAGAGCAAGCATTGGAATATATAGACACATTAAAAAGAATGGGCAAAATTACAGAAGAAGAATATCAGAAAATGCGAGAG